TTGCTCTTCTTGCCGTAGCTGCTCTTCTTGGTTGATTTCTTCTTGGTTGACGTTCTCTTGCTCTTGCAAGGTTTCTTCTTGCTGTACTTTTTCATCTTGTTCTAATTTTTGTATTGGGTTATCTGTTACTTTAAAAAATTCGTCTCCGCCTATTTTTACTTTCTGAGTCTTTACATTTTTACCTTCAAGCATTGCCTCTAACATAGAGTCGTAAGCCTTTATTTGCTTGTCCATTATTTTAATCTTAGCAGCGTCAGACTCGTTTTCTTTAGCTAAGTACGTTAAATCTCTTCTGTATTTTATTGCGTTATACTCTTCTGAGTTATTTATATCTATGGCGCTCGCCACAGCAGACAGCGACTCCATTTCATCTTTAGTTATAGAGCCAGAAAGGTGTAACTCAGATAATAGTCTAGCTACGCCCGTCTCACCCTTTGCCCTCAAAACTTTTTCTATTTTTTGAAGGAATTGGTCGGGAGTTGGGGTTGCTGCCGTAGGCGCTGTCTGAGCTATTCCACCGCCCATTAAAAAGACTGGAAGGGTATTAGCTGCTGTCTCCTCCAACGACTCAAGAGAAGCGAACTCACCCGCCCTTGTAGCGTCACCAGTTTCAGCAATGGCGGTCTCAAATAAAGTCTGAGGGTATTCTTGTAGAAAGGTTTCTGAGGAGTACTCTAAAGCCCCGTTTGCGCCAAATCTAAGGACAGGATTGCTTATGCCTTTAATACCACCAACAAACGGAAGTGCGTCTAAAACATAAGTAGGTGCTATTAATAGTTGCGAGTCAAATGTTTGCTTGGCTGCGTTTTGAGCTTCCTCAACAGACCCGCTTCTTTTTAAAGCCTCCCTGTAAGAACGCCCCATTAGGTCAGCAGTCTCAGTAGAAAAACCTGCTAAAGCTGTTGACATTATCCTAGCGGAAGCCGAAAGGTTTTTGGTAGCTACTGCTGTTGCCATAGAAGCCGTAATACTAGGCAACATACTACCTACTAAATTACCCGCGCTCTCTGTAAGGCTGTTTACAGTCAAATCCTTAAACCCTTTTATGGGGTCTATTGTTGGTTGGAAATACTGTTGCATTTTTTTACCTGTCTCGCCATCTCCACCAAATGTAGCCCCTACCATTTCCACGAATGTGCCGAAAGAAGATAAAGTAGAAGTGCCGAATCTAAGTGGAATACCACCCTGTGAAACAACGAACTGCTTTGCCTTTTTAGCTTTTGCCATTTGCTCTGCCAAAGCCTCACCATAAGCCTTGTCAATAATCTCTTTAGATATAGGATTTTTTTCTTCAAACTCAGAAGCCATTTGGTTTACCTTGCCTTGATATGCTTCTTGTAGTTTTGCTACCTCGTTGTTTATCCTTGCGTTATACTGAGTTAAAAGCTCTGAGTTTTTATCTATAGCCTCAGAGTATGATTTTTGATAATCACTGTAAGCCTTTTTTAACTCTTGGTTTGCAATGTCTACCTCTTCTTGACTTGTGTATTGTGCTGAATTTATTTGTTGCTCAATAGACTTGTACTGTTCGGTTATTGCGCTTATCTCTTGGTTTATTGTAGCTGACTCTTGCTCGTACTCTCCCTTTAACTTAGTTGAAACCTCGTCTAATTGGTGTGTTGCTTTTGATAAATCTTTAGCAAGAATATCTCCGTATTGCTTCTCGAACTCTTGGTCTCTTTGTTCTTTTATCTTTGGCATTTGAGACTCAATCTTCTCTAACGCAACTTTGTTTAACTCTTCTTGGTTTACGTTAATATTAAAGTCAATGTCTTGCTGTAGTTCTTCAGCAAACTTTACCCTTAAACTTTCGTCCCTTACCATGTTTTTAGCAAGTTCGTTTATTGCCTTAATGTTGGGTGTTTTTAGCCCATATACGTTACTACTATAGAACCCGTCTTTTACAGTACCGTCCTCATTTAAGTATAACTGCTGTGATTCTTTTATAAGGGGCGTGAGCATTTTGCTAGACAACCCCTTTTGAGTACTCATTAATCGCTGTCTTTGATTCTTTAACTCAGCTAGGTCTTTAGATAAATCTGCGCCGCCAATGCCCCTACCCACCATCTCAGAAGATGTTGTGGTTTGGGATTGTGCTTGTTCGTACTTGTTTATTTTTTCGTTTACGTCAGCTAATATAGACTCGTTTCTTTGAAAGTCCCCGTACATAGCCATAGGGTTTAACTCTCCAAAGTCAGCCTCTTTGTAATCGCTTATTGGTTGTAAAACTTTAGGTATCTCTATTTTACCTTGTTCAGCGGTAATATCTCCCCTTACCGTTGGTAACCCTATTTCACCAACTGATACAGAAACTTCTTCGCCTTCTTGTAAAGGTGACTCCACAGATTGTGTAGGTTCTTTTTTTTTTAACCCCGTGTCAAACGCAAAAGCATTGTAATCAACACCTTCTGCTCCCGAATAAACAAAATCAAAAACTTGCTTGTTGTATTCCTTGTTACTAGAAACGTCAGTTTTAAAAGCGTCGTAGTTAATACCCGCTTCTTTTCCTCCCATTATATTGTAAATCTCTTGTAGATATTCCTCGTTCATATTTTATTTTCTTTGACTAGGTGGTAATGGAGGCGCTTGACCTGACATCGCCTTTCTTAATTCTGTCTTTCTTTTATCCCCCACCTTCGGAGCGCCACTTGACACATCATCGTTTTTCGTGGAAGACTTACCACCCATAAACTGTTGGTGAATGCTCTCGTCAATGTCAAGGTAATTAAATAACCTTGTCTTATTCATGTCTGTTAAGGGTACTTTTACAATTCTTTCCCTACCCGTAATGTCCTCAGATAGCAAATTAATAAACTCTTTATTACCCTCTTTTATAACAGAGTTAGGTCTTCCTTCTAGCGATTTACCATCCTTATCAAAGAACTGAGCTAAGTCAGGGTCTCCACCTACTATCCTAGTTGCATCGTATCCCTTGATATACTTTTTCGCCTTTCCGCCTTGAGCTTCTTCTGCTAAATCTATTTGTGAAAGCCTATATCTTTTGTTTGAGTATGCTCCCTTACGCCACCCAGTATCATCATCGTCTTTTGGACTCGGTATTGAAGCGTCTGCTTGACGATTACTTCTTGTTGGTACCATATCTGCGTACATTTCGTAGTAGTAATCGTCAATACCTTCGTAAGAATCTTTTTCTATAGCCAAGCCCTCTCTAAAACCTCTATTAGATAGCATTGCTTTGTGTAGCGCCTCTAGCATTTCAGGGTTGCTTTGCTTTAGGTCTCTAGTAATTTCGCCGAAGGTTCTGTTGTCTTGTGTTGCTATTTTTTTGTACTCAGGGTCGGCAGAAGATAAAAAAGCTTTGGCTATCTTAGCGCCTTCATTGGTAATAAATCCCATCGGGTCAGCTTCAGGCTGTGATATTCTAGCCGCTACCGAAGCCCCTCCTTTTAAAACTGATGGAAAGTCTAAACCCTCTATAGCACTGTTTGGGTCAAGCCACAACATATTTAAGGAGTTAACGTCATCCTTAACGCCCTTTACCTTTCCTAAGCTATAAGCCTCATAAGCCTTGTCAACAATATTATCAACGGACTTCATTGCTGCCTGCCTATTAAGAATCTCTGTTTTTCTTCGGTTTAGTTCAGCTTCGGAAAATTGCCCTGAAAGCACATCTTTTTTGTACTTGGAAATATCTCTGTTCAAGTACTCCCGATAAGCGGGAACCTTTAAGTCGTTGTCAACCTCAAGTTGCTTTGCTCTCTTTTTTCCTTGTCTTTCAATTTCAGATTGACGAGCAAGGTCTTCTTGTAAACGAAGCCTTCTGCGTTGTAGCTCATCACTTGGAGCTTGTTGTAATATACCTGTACTTAAAGCCATTATATCAAACTGTATCCACTGCGATTAAAACCACCTAAAGACTGACCGAAGGTACTGTTTCCGTAATTACCACCACCTATTCCTTGCATTTGTGATGTAGAGCCTATTGGGGTTTGGTTTTGACCAAACTCATACCCTATGCCTGTTGGTGGTTGCCAATTAGGGTTAAAGTCAGGATTCACATACGGGTCACTTTTTTTACCACCCATCATGTCACTAGCAGTACCACCCATGCCGCCTGAACTCCCCGCTAGTTGACTAGCACCCTCGCCTATTTTTGTTATTCCGCCGATTTTGTTTTGTTGCCCCGCAAACTCTAAGCCTTGTTGGTAAGCTACTTGTTCTGCTTGGCGGCCTGTTCTTAAAGCACTTGCGTAATCTCTTGCTTGGCTAATTAACCCTTGGGTTTGTAACTTCTTATCAAGGTACGCTCTTTGGTTATCTAATCTCGCTTGGGCGTCAATAGCGTTTAACTCGCGGTAAGCGTCTGTTGTGCCTCGCGCTAAGTTTCCGATTCCTCTAATACCCGCCCTTGAGCCTTGAAGGTACTGCACCCCTGCTGCGGCACTTCTAGCTATTTGCTCCTCTTGGTTAAGGTAAGATTCCTCGGCAATTCCTTGGTCGGCTAAAGATTTATAACCCCCAACAACTTCTGAGCTAACTCTTTCTAAATCCGACAAGTTTTGCTCTGCTGCTTCGATTTGAGCAAAAGCCTCACGGATGTTTTTCATGTTGTCAACTTGGGTGTTCTTGGCTTGTCTAGCTTGGCCTCTACCGTACTTGTACTGCTGTATCCCTGCTAAAATATCAAAACCTGCGTTAACTTGGTCTCCCCGAGCTTGCTTGTTTCTTTCCGCACTTTCCCCAAGTGCCCCAAGGGCGGACATAATCATTGTTGGGTCCATATTGTTACAAATTTAATGTTTTTTATGTTAGGTTACTATTATTGTACTTTAAGGTCGTGCTAGATATTGAAGACTGTTGTGCTCCGTCAGTTACAGTTTTTAGCCTTACTTTAAGATACTTACCTTTCATCTCATCACCCTCAAGTAGTGGATACGGTACAACCGACGTTGTTTTGTCTCTGAAAATAGGCGACCAATAAGCCCCTTCAAACTCTTCGTAGTCCCCAAGGGCTGTTTCTGTTATTTGCCCATCGTTGTTAACTGCGTAGTCAATGCTGTAAACTTGGTTTGAGTCTGTCCAAACAGTTATAGGTTCTTTGCTTCTGTTTGGTTCTTTGTTAAACGGAAACTCCAAGAAGGAGTTGTAAACCTCGTAAACACCGTAAACATCTTCGTAGAACCTACAATAGTTAAAGTTCTCACCAAAAAAATCTGTCGTGTAACTGCTTAGCTGATGCACGTATATTTTACCGCCACTAAAGGTACAAAGTGAATTGGCACTTGAGCCTATCCATTCTGGCTTAAAATCGTGAAGACTTATCCATCTTCCCCTATCGTTGGAGAAAGATAATGTATCAACGTAAGGAACGTATATGGTATAAGCTGCATCACTTCCAATAGAAGTGCCTATATCAACGGTTATTGTTTTCGCAGAAGAGTCACTAGCCGTTACCGTCATTCCGAAAATAGGAGAATTGTAATTCATCCCAACAATTTTTTTTATGGGTACTGTTCCAAAATCTACCAACCTATCAAAAGTACCATCCTCCATATCAAGGTCTGTCATAGTTATAACATAAGTAGGGGCGTTAGAACTATCCACAATCCTTTTAATTATTTTGTGTGCGTCCATTGTGATATAGTAAGAGTTGTCTCTTATACTATATCCTCCGTATATCTTATTATTGTTCCCATCCGCGTTATCATTATAAGGGTAAGGGTAAGGTAAGTTCTGCTCAAAGTAAGTGGACATTTTTATTTGCCCTATGTTCTCTATTTGAGAACCCGCACATCTTAACACAGCACCCTTTAACCTATCTACCCAAAACTTAACCCCTCCGTACTCAGCAAAGCTTTCGGGATTCTGTGTGCCGAACTCTTGTGGAAAATATTGTGGCTTTGAAAGGAATGTATTTGATTGAATGTCAAGGCTTTGTAAGTCTGCTGTAAATATGAAGTTCTTGTTGGCGAGCATCCTAGAAGTCTTTGTTTTTTGAACACAAAGCAACTCGTTTCCGTCAGAGTGAAGCACGTTTAAATCCCCGTACTCATTGTTTAAAGAGTCGTTAAAGCTTGCATCAAAGAACCTATTAATGCCAAAGAAATCCGTGTTGTCTACCAAAGGCTCAGAGTAGACTATCTCTTGCTCTCGTCTTTGTTTTTTGTAGTCAGGGTTAAACACGTTTGGTCTTCCAATAGTACTTACATCAGACTCCTTAAAGGGAAATAAATCTGTGTACTCGAACGTCTTGTAACCCGAAGCAGTGCTTTCTACGTCATCCGCAAACCTTACGTAACAATCTGCTTGGTCTAACACAACCACACAGTCTTGTGCGCCCGAACCAATTATTTGAGAACGAGAAGGAGAAAAATTATTTGTAAATTCGTTTTTACCTCCGTGTACTTTGTTTCCGTTTTTGTCAGTCTCTATCTTAAAAGACCAACCCATTTCGTACCAAATAAGTTCTTCACTAGAAGATACGTTACCCTTTTTAGTGTAAACTTCTACTAAATCATCATTAGCTAAAGCAGTTGTAAAAGCAGTTATGTCAGCTTGTAATAAGTAGCTAGAAGCGCCAAATACCCTTGCGTCCCCGTTAGTGCCCGCTAAAAAAGCACTGCCGCTTGTGTCGTAAATCATTCTAGCGTTTTGACCACTAGAAAAAGCATAGTTGTATCCTGCATCAGTCTTGTTTGAATTGTAGTCAAAAACATCTTTTAACAAAAACGAAGTTGTATGAACGCTATCAACAGCGGACTGAACCCAGTTAGTCATAGTTTGGTTTCCCGCATAAACAGGTATCCAAAACTCTGACCAAGATGGAGGAGCGTGCCCTACTTGCAACTCGCACTGAACAGCACCTTGGTTTGTCCCGCTCCAATACGGAACATCAAAAACCATGTCATCGTTTCTGTAGACGTTAGAGAGTCTTCCGCTTCTATCACCGTACACAATACCTATGGGATAACGACAAGCTTTTTTAAATCCAGACTCAGGGGGGTCAGTTGTAGCCAACCCTGAACTTCTAGTTATTGCGTTAATACTAACATCTAAAGTACTTGTGTCGAAATCAAAGCCGTCTTCGTTATTACCAAGTAAGAGCCTCCCGTTACCAGAAATCGCTAGTGTTTTAGATTTTAACGGAACAAAGTCTTGTATTTGGTCTTGTACGTTTGTTGGTACGGCAGAAAGAGTAGACGTGTTAAAGAAGTCGTAAGAGATGTACCACATATAGGTATCTGAAAAAGGATAGTCTTGCTCAACAGGAGTCTCTTCCGATACATCTACACTGTCAACTAAGTACCAATCCCCCGTATTGTTATCCCCATTTTCTTTTACGTAAACAAGAATCTCATCAATTACATTTGAACTATCGCCGCAATACAAGGGTAGCTTTATTGTAACCTTGTTGTCTATTTGAATATCGTTGTAGTTAGAAACAGTAGGCATTGGAATCCTAGATATAGGACTCATAACAGTAGTTCTTCCGTCTCTTAGCTTCCAAGCGCACCTAAACTGTAGTGTTTTTTGAGCCGTATTGTTTTGGTCAACACTTGTGTCGCTTGCGTAAGCAGCCGTAGGTGGGTGCTGTGGTTGGAAAGCGTAAAGGTCTAAGAACCTTCTTTCTATGTACGGATAGTAAGTGCCAAAAGAAGCTATGTTTGTTACGTTAAGCATGGAGGGCTGCTCGTTGTTGTCAGTCCAAATTAAGTACGACTTCCCGCTTGACTCAACTACCGTAGAGGCGTAAATAGGATAGCTTAAGCTAAAGTTTAAAGTATCAGATAAGTCAGTCCAAACAGACTCGTTTGAAAGACCTATTGAGTCTGTTATAGTAGGTGTTCCACTTAGCGTACCCGTAATGTTTATTGCAGTTCCCGAAAAAGCGTTGCCGAAGGTTGTGGCTAATTGGATGGTGGTGGCGTTTACGTAAATAACGTAATAATCTCCCGCTGAAATACTACCAATAGCAGCACTTGTGGTTACTTGGTCGCCTGTCTTAAAATAGTTTGTGTTAGTAGTTATCGTGTCTGCTCCCGTGCTTATTGCGGAAGCAGTTACTTGTGCTACGTAATCTTCCCTAAGTAATCTGTAAAAAGAACCACTGTCTGAAACTATTTCTTCCTTTGAGTAAGCTGTTGAGGCTGAGTACCCGCCTTGGTAATCTCCGTTGTACGGATTGTAAACTTGGTCGTAAGAGTTATCTTCCCAAACCAATCGAGCAATGTTAGTAGAGTACTCGTATCTTAGTATTACGTGGTTGTCGTTTTGGTTGTGAATAAACCAATAAGTATAACCCCTTGTTGGGTCGTCAAAAGAACCAATGGATGTGTTTGTTCCCGAAGGTAAAGAGTAAGAAGCGCTACCCGTAGATTGGTAGAGAGATATTTGCTCGGCGCCTATCTCAGCTACGATGTTTCCGTTAACGCCTTCTTGGTTAGCGATGGATACGTTTAAAGCGTCTATCCAATCCCCGTTCGGCACAAATCGGGGGTCGTCGTCTTTATTTAAGCCGCCCGTAAAAACTCTAACTTCTTCTTTCAAAATTTCAGACGTTTCCTTGAGCGACGAATGGAAGCACTCAACTCTTCCCTCCTACGAGACTTTAATCTTTTCCTTGCGTGGTTCTTTGCGGTAACGTACTCCGAAAACCTAATATTTCGCTCACCCGCTGATGTGGTTGACCTAAACCTGTAAAGGTCGTAGTGCATCCATTTTAACAAAGCTTCTTCCAAGTACTCGTGCACTAAGTGGTTTCCGTTTACTTTTTCAGGGTTGGCCGTGTACCGAATCCAAACCTTGTTAAAATTGTACTCAGTGCCGAACTCTAATCTTCCCTTTGCTCTATTTTCCACAAACGTTCCTCTGAACTCAAAGGTGCTTTCAAACGGGTCGTCTCCGCAGTCATCCTTTCTAGGTTTAGATGTAGACAGAATTAAGTCAACGTGGGATTTGTTTGAAATAATACCTCGAACTAAAATGTGACGGATGTAATCGTTAGGAATAGAAACGCAGTTTTGCTCGTCAAGAGTGTAAACGCCTTCTGCCGTAACGCCGTTAACGTCCCAACTAAGTTCCCGCAAGCCTGCGATAGCAGAGTCAATGTAGCGGTCAAAGTCGTGGGCACTGTCCTTGCCTTGTCTTCGGGCGTACTTTTTTACTATTTCAATTAACTTTATCAAGGTTGGTCAATTTCGTCGTTAATAATATCTTCAGGTATTTGCTTCTCAATGGACATTAACTCTACCGTTCCTTTTATAATGTCAGGTACAATAGAGGCTGCTACTGGAAACTCATCAAAGGAATCTAAGTCGTCGCTCACCACAACCAAGTTACCTTGAACGCTTTGCCCCTCTTCTTGGTCAACGGTAAATATGAGTTTGTTTCCTTCAAAAAGATACCCGTTCATGCCCTCTAGACTAGAGGCTTCGCTTCCGCCGTACATGAAGTTAAAAGAGTTGCTTACTGGAATAAACAAGTTAGCCATGTCCTTTCGGGAGAACACTTGGTAAACCCCGTACTTCTTTGCTACGTCTAAAACTCTTACAGGTAGTTCAACGTAAGTTACTCCTCGTTCACTATCACGCTTTACTTCTAGTTGGTAAGATGTGATGAACTCTCCGAATAAACCTAGTTCGTTTCCCCAAATAGCTTGGTTTAAATAAATGGTAGCCACTTGGTCGCGCACGATTGAAAGTGCTGACTCCACTTCCCGAATGTTTATTTTTGTTTCGGGCTTTAACCTTGGTTCTAGCATCCGTAGAACCTGCTCTGCGTATGACCTTTTACTCCGTTGCGCCACTTGCTATTTGTGTTATTTCGTACTCGCGTACACTTATTCCCATAAGGGCTAAAATTCTTGCTACTATCTTTGGTAAATTGTACTCGGTTATCTCAAAGTCTGTTGAGTGGTCAGGGGCGTTCACTTGGAAAAACTGACTCTCCCCGCTTGGGGTTGTTGTAAGGTCTAGTGCAGTGCCTGCCAAAGCGTTGGCAGTAGAAGAAGCCAACTTAATAGTGTTGGAATCAACCACAATAGCAAAGTAATCAGTTGTAGTTGCTATCCCACCAATGTTTGTTCCACTGTTGTTGTCGTAAAGAACGGCTTGAGATGTGTGAAATCCGTGACGGTTTATTGTAATGGTGTTTTTTGTTAGGTCAACGTTGTTTGTGTTAAAGTAAACGTTTTTCTTAGCGTTCACGTTAACACCCGTTCCACTTGCTGCTGCGAAAACTTTACGCCCTGAGCTAACTGTGTAGTTCCAAAAAGGGCTTGTTGGCTCTCTAAGGTACGACATTTCAACTTGCGGGGTGGTTGTTGGGTAAACCTCCAAGTAGTTATCCTTTAGAACAGCAACAGGGTTTTGCTCGTTTGGGGCAATGAACTCACTAGAGAGTCTCATGGCTAGTTCTGCGGGTTGAACCACTTCAACGTTTATTGTTCTGTTTTTTACTTTGTAAGGAAGTTGTAGAAACTGATTGTGCCAATAGTCGCTAGGGTACGCTCCCTTGCCGTCACTTAACGATATGACAATAGGTTGCACATCCAAGTCTTGAAGTGAGTCGTCTGAGTATTGGTTTGATTCGTTTTGCTTGTAAAGGTCATTGTAGTAACCTTTTTGAGCCATATCAGCATAGCGATTAAATACCGTTTCATCGAAATAACCGCCACTCTGACTCTTTCTTATTAAGTCTTGGCAAATAGTATATACCTTGTTGACGGATACCGACATTTTTTTAGTTATCGCTTCTGTGTAGTTCTATGATGGTATTAGCGTCCTTAAACCAAAGTGTAATGGACGACCTATACCTTAGCGTGTCGTGTCCGTTAAGATACAAAGGAGGAGAATCTATTAATACCATAGATGAATCCACTGCGTTTTCCCTAAATCCACCAACAAGGGTTAGTACAGTACCTTGTCTTACGTTGGAAATGTTTGTTACCTTTGACTGAAAACCTATTGGTGTTGCGTCAGAGTAGGTTATTGTATCTATGTTACAGGTCGTAATTGGTATTAAAGTTTTTAAACCCACCGTAGAGTTATCAAGACCAAACTCACCTACACAGCTTGAAAAAGTCTTGGCGACTACAGCGTTAGTGATAGAACCAATAGTGTCGGTGCTAGTTTTAGGCACAAGGGTGTTGGCAGACCTACTAAAAAAGCTAGTGTCTGTTGAAACTGACCCCGACCTAATTATGTTCCAAGTGCTTGCTGTTGTGTCTTGAATCCTTAACACCTGTCCAGAACCGAATATAGCCGCAGAGTCAACCTTTATTGTGTCGCTTACCTTAAAGCCGTTCACAAAGTTTAACTTTTGGTTCATATTTCTATACTGCCCAAAAGACGATAAACTTGCGATTAAAAAAATAAGTGATATTAAATGCTTCATTTTTTGTTGTTAAGGTTTTATGATGATTGCTTGAATTTCAGTTCCAGCCGTTACTGTAAAAGGAAAGGTGTATTCTCCTGTTACACTGTTAAAACTTCCACCCGTTACAGTGCTTCCGTCTGCCGTTACTATAAAGTCTTTTTGGAAAGTAAGACCAACCAAAGCAGCGTCAGTAGAAGTAGAAGAAGTAGTAGCACCTTCAGAAATTAAGAAAGTGTAAGCGGTTATTGGCGTAGGTGTCGTGTGTTCGTAAACCCTGTCAATGTTTGTTACTGTTCCTATTCCTACAACTTGAACAGACGTTGTAGAATCAGAGCAACCGCACGCATCACCCAATATAATATTAAGGCGGTCAACATAAGTTTGCATATCAACACTCTTACCACAGTTGATGCTTTCGTCCAACATTTGCCAAGCAAAGTTTGCTTCTTGGTATTGCGCCCAATATCCGTTTGCTCTTCCAACGTCTGTAGTTTTGTAAGTGTAGTAGTTATTGTAAACCTCTTTCATCGCACAGTAGAAGTCACAAGTAGAAGTTACTCCGCTTACCGTGTAATCTACCCTAGATGTGATGATGTCTGTTACTGAGAAGTTAACAGGTGTTCCACTAGCGTCTGAGTAGTTACCACTTGTAAAGGTGTAAGTAAGTGTGCTTTTTAGGTAAACCTCGCTTACCCCTGTGTAGAAAAGGTTAGTGTTTAAAGTTTTTGTTGTTACTTGGTTAAACCCTCCAATAGCGCTTGGATAGTAAAGCCTGTGGTCTCTTGTAATTGTTGGCGTAACTGCGTTTTTATCGTAAACCGTGTTGTCTACTGACTTGAAGAAAACAGGGTTAATGACACTGTGAGAAATATCAATATCGTGAACAGGACTAGCGTAAGAAACTTCAAATTCGTAATCTCGGTAAAAAGCGTTTGAGAGCCCTGTGTCTGTTACGTCAAAGTAAGTAAGCCTTACAGTATACCTTCCTTGCTTTACGTTTCCGTCGCCGTCAACTGGTAGGTTTGTGGTAAAGCTCGCGTCTACGCCCGTTGCGTCGGGGCTTGAGCCGTTAGTGTTGTTATAATCAACCACCCCGTCAGGAGAAGTTATTTTTGCTAATATTGCGTTACTTGCTTCCGCCCAAGAAAGGTCGCCCGAACCGTAAGTTGGAGAGGTATCTTGAAAAGTAATTGTCTTTGAGCTGTAAGCTAACGCAGTTGTGTAAGTTATAGCTGTACTTGAAGTTGCCATTTTTTGCCTTGTGAAGTTTTCTTGTTCACAAAGATACAAAGGAAAATTAGTAAGTGTTATTTTCGGAATTTACGCCTTGGAAGAGATTTTTTTGAAGGTCGGGGTGGAACTTTTGGTGTTTCCCAAGCTAAAATAGCCATCATAGTAGCAACCGTCTCATCGTATTTTGTCCAATCGTTAGACTCAAAAGCCAACCAATTTCTTAAAGTTTCTTCAAACGGACAAACACCATAACCACCTTCTTGGCTTCCTATTTGCTCCCAAGTGTGAATCACTAACTTGTCCATGCACTGCTCCCGTTGGTTTGTTCCAGTAGTGGGTGTTCCAACGGTAGCTTGTCTTTTTAGGTGGTTTTTTTCAAGGGGGTTGTGTGTAAGGTACTTCTCGTAACCCCGTTCTCTAAAGTAGTTAATCAAGCCTTGCTTTTGGTTCTCCACGTTTAACTCCGCCGAACAAAACACACAGCACTTAATCATGTCTTCGTAAAAATCGTTTGGGTTATCGGGTCTAGTAACGTACCTTACCGTCCAGTGGGATTTGTACTTTAATCCTAACATAGCAACCCTAGAGCCGTCTCCGTAAGAAACGCTTTTGTGGTCAACGGGGTCAACCCCTAACTTAATAGCCCTTCCTATTGGAACTCTCAAAGAACCACTCCAAGCGTACTTGTTCCGAGCCTCTTCTTCGGGTAACTCTCCAAACTCAAAGTAACCTCCCGTATCACCCGTATCGTCTTTTTCAAAAGACACGGGAATAGCTTTTACCGAAACGTCTACCTCGTCCCACATTAATTTATAAAGAACGGTGCTAACGTTGTTTTTTTCGTTGTAGCTTAGTTGCTCCTCAACCTTTTCCACCGCGACAATAGAGGCGTCGGTGCTTGAAAGGAAAATCTCATCTTCGCTTAACGGGTACTTTCTTATGTAAGATATTAAAGTACTACCCGACCTAGCTTTTCTTTCCGCTAAGTGGTGTTTTCTTGCAGCCGCTTCGTCTGAATATCCCCATTGGTCAACAATAAACCCCCTGTCTGCGGGGTTAAAGTACCGACCAAGCCCACTAATGGTTCTGCCTGTTTCTTTACTTCTGTCGCTCCAATCACTTTCATCCCAAAGTTTTTTTACTTCTTGAGAGGATTTTTTCTCCATCTCGTCAACAGTAGTGGTCAGAATAAGTTTCCCGACTACCTTATCTCTCATAGAGCAAGTTTCCCTTGCTACGTAGTATCTGTTTCTTGGGTCAACATCTTTTTCTGTTTTAGCTATCTCATCTTGGTACATAGTGTAGTTACGTGTACCGTCCACTGCCTCGTCCTTGTTTGGATAGGTTAAAATGTAAGAGTCAAGAACTTGTGTTACTTTCTTTGTGGCGCTTCGTTTTCTAGGAACAGTAAACTCAATAGAGCCTGTCGGGTTTTGGTTGCCCGTGTCGGCAGGTCTCCAAAAGGGGTGCATATTTCGCCAAGCTTTTACTATCTTGTCTCTAAAAACAGTTTCTTTGGAATCCTTGTAAGTCTTTGATTGTACCCCGAAGTTTCGGTTAGAGCCTCCTGTGGTTCGCCAGTAACCAATGTTTACTGCAAAGGTGGTCTTAAAGAAACGACGACCTGAGAACATCAACATCCCGTAACTCTTGGGGTTATTCTCAAGGCATTCCCAAACAAAGTAAGCATCTTGTTGGGCATCAACAAAGTCAGCGTTACCCGTTGTGCCGTCTTCTCTTACAATAGGGAAGTATTGAAGCATCATGTAGTGATGCCCCGTTATGTACTCTAGGTTTAAGTTAGAGTCAGAGCCGTTAAAGAACCAAAAGCCGTTTTTTCGACGGTCTAATTCTCGCGTGGCTATTTCCTTTGTTACGTTTTCGGGGAGTTCCTTGTAAGGAAACTTACGCTTGGACTCGTCTTTTTCGCCATAGTTAGCTATGGAAGAAATAGGAGGGGGTTGGGGTAGCGTTACCTCGTACCCCCTTATGTTCCTGTTTCTTTCAAAAGATTCGTAAGCTATCTTACAAGCTTCCTTAGCTTTGGTTATCGTCCTCAAGCTCTACAAGTTTAGTGAGCTTTTCTAAAACTCCCTCTTGCTCTAACCTTTTGGATAATCCTGTTTTGGAGCTACCTAAGTTCTTGCCCTCAAAAAGGAAGATGTCGTCAGACTTTTCAATCAAGTTGTAGTTAAGCGCCTTAAAGATAACGTCCTCGTTAGTGGTTGTTGTTTCCACTGGGGTTTTCTTTTCTTGCTTACCTTCAATCATATCCTTTAAAGAGTCAATCGCTAAAGCGTCCTTTGGCTTGTTTGTAGCTGCGCCTTTAGCCAAAGCAACAATAGCACTTTGCCCAACAGGAGCAGACTTAACTATAGTACCTACGTTGTCAACTAAAACTCTGCCGCCGTCTTGCTCGTAAATAAACCCTCGCTCCATCGCTGTTCTGATGTAGTAAGCGTTCCAAATCTCCGCTGAGTTAAACTCTCGTTGGAAGTCTTCAGGCTCTTGAGAGGCTTTGTAAACCAAGTTAACTTCTAGCTCTGCATCCGAAATAGGTGCGCCGTGAGTGTCTGTTGTAGGGATACTCTTCGCTATACAGTAAGCTCTTTTGGTTTCAAAGTCAGAAGCGTAAACTAAAGCTTTTGCTTGTGTTTGAGCTTTATCGTCTTGAACTTTCTTCTTAGCGTCAGCTTCAAAGTTTAGCTCGTAAAAAGTAGGTGTTGTTTTTGGGTTAGCTTCGTGTTTTACATCTTTATTGAAAGGACAGGCTCTAAGGTACTTGGCTAGCTTCCAATCTGCGGCAGCTACGTACTTTCCTTTTGTTTGGCTGATTTTAATTTTATCAGCGTTACGGTCAATCATTTCGGTAACTTCCTTAATGTCTTTTCCGTTGTATCTATCACCCCACTCGTCCACGTAAATGTCTTTTTTTGTTGGGTCGTAACCAATCATAACGACATCCTTTTTCTCGGAGGAATAAGCCATACAAACTTTAGGAATTGATACTGATGAAGACGAAACGTTAATTCCGTATTTGCTGCCCATTGCAGGGTCTTTTTTTTCTATGGCGATAAAGTAAACGCCTCTTGGTTTTTGTTTCATGTTTTTGTTTCAATTAAATTAAAAAAGGGGGAGATTTAAAAGGCTCTCCCCCAAATGTGTTACCTTTTGATTGTTAGACGTAGAACTGTCCGAATCGCTGTGGCGCGAAACCTTCAAATCCACATTCAGAAAGTAAGTTAACGTACATTCCGTCACTACCATCTGTTGCAAGCCCTTGACGAGCTACTTCGATGTATTCAGCATCTCCGTGTTCTTTGTCTTCAAGAACGTTAATTCTCAAGTTAGGAACAGACGCAGTATCGTTACCGAACTCATCCATTGAAGTTACTACGTTACCAAGTGGAATAACAAGACCCATGTTTTTATAAGTCAATCCTTCTGCGCCCAAAAGCTCAGGAGTTGTCATTACCTCTAGTGGCTTGTAGTGATAAGAGATACCTCCGTACTTAAACGAAGCAAAGTCTAAGCTTACTGCTCTTTCTTCTCCTCCGATACCTGCGTAGTTAACACCACCATCTACGAGACCAGGACTTGTACGAAGCAAGTCACTGATTTCCATTGTAAGGTCATGTCCACCAACAAGCATGTTTTCGGTAGAACCTCTTTGCTTGTAAAGTTTAAGAGACATGGATTTAAGGTCAGTCAAAGCAAGTGAACCTGCTGTGTACTGCTCTCTTTGTCCACCCGCCTCAATAAACGGAATCAAACCACTTGTAGCTTTGTTTGTTTCAAAGCCTGCTGTGTTTGCAAGAGTTGTGTTAGTAACCGCTTGGCCTACTAAAAGAGTCGTCTCCTTGTCGTTTTGTAGGTTAGCTCGTTGTGTACGAACACCTTCGTAAAACCAGTAAGACTCGTTGTTTCCTTGTCCAAGATTGTCAAACCAAGTAAGTTGGTTCATAGCCGTTCTTGAAACTTTCGCAAGTCTACGGAAAACTTGAGTGTTGTTGGTGTAAGAAGTAAGCGTTGGGTTTACTGCTTCAGGCTCGTCTGAGAACTCACCGAATTGGTTTCCAACAATAGGAATCTCAACAGCAGTTGTTACCGTTGGGATGTTTTCTCCTGTAATTTTTGGAACAGCAGTAAATTGGAAAGACCCGTCAACTGTGCTTGTTACAACACACTGAACCCATCCGTTAGAACCGTCTGGAACAAGAATTACGTCATCCTTCTGTGGCATAGTCACATCAGTAGTTCCTGTAGCAATGTACTCAGGAGCAGCGCTCTCAGAGATAGAAGCTCTTTTAGTAGCGTCTACAGTGAAAGTTACTGAAGCGTTAGCAGCACCCGCCGTAGCAGTTGCAACGATTACGTCACGGATTCTGTTTTCTTCCGCGTGAGAATAGTGAGAGTTCTTTACCACGTTCTTGTTTCCAATATGGGAAACTAAGCTTGATAAATAACCCATTCCAAAGGGACGTGTCAATTCGTCGTCCACCTCTGGCATAGATGATGTTAAGCCACCAGTGTAACTTCCGTCAACAATAAGAGAGTTGAGGTAGTTTTGGTTGGTTGGCGTTCTGTTAAAAGTTGTAGCCATTTTTTTCTACGTTTTTAGTTTTTGTTAATAATTCTAATTTTGCCTCCTTTTCCTCATCTGATAAGCCAAAAGCGCTTTTCCCGTTAAAGTTTGTTCGGGACTTTTGCTTGGCGCAGAAGGTTTAGTCGGCAATTCCGCGTTATTGATACTCTTTGCTACCTTTTCTGTTGCCTCGGCACTTGATTGACTTAATAGTTTTGCAATTAAGATGCTTCGGGTTTCAGGTTTGAACCATGCGTAGTCTTCTCCTAGTTCGCGGTAAGAAATATTACCATCCTCCTTAACGTAGCTTGAGAAAGCCTTGTTTTCAAATATTACATTCTCCAACAAATCGCTTCCTAAACTCTTTGTAATTTCGGTGGGTATTTCAAGTGAATAGTCATTGTCTCCGACCTTCACGTTGATAGAATCAAAATCCTTAAAAGCTTCTTTGACTTGAGTTTTAAACCCTTTTCTTTGTGCTTCTATTTCTTGTTGAGTTAGAGTATTTTGTATTTCTTGTTTTGGTAGCCTTAGTTCTTCCTGTCTAGCTGTCAAGTTTTTTAGTGCTTGGCGAGCTTTAAATCTGGACTGAACTTCAGCATCCCTTTTGTCCGAGTTAAACTTATTAAGCCTATCTCGGTACTCGTCATCAAGTTCGTCATCTCTTTGAGTCGGAGTGTTTTCGTAAAGAATACCAAACTCTCTTTCCACTAAGTAGTTTATGTCATCCTGAGTTGCGTCAGGATTAGAAACCTTTAAGTCTTTGGCGATAACCTCAAGGGCATCCTTTGGGACTTCGGGATTGTACTTAGCGTAATCAACATTCTGCTCAAGAAGGAAGTCAGGGCTTGTAATGTCAATGCCGTTTTGTTTGAACTCTACTAACTTTTTGATGTATTCGTCTTCATCTAAGTTGTAGTATCCATCCTTGGCGACATACCCGTTCTTCTCAGCTTCGGCTTTCCAATCGAACGTTTCTTGGTGGTCTTCCAAGGTTTGTTCAGTGGTGGCCTCAGTAGTGGCAGTCTCTTGCGAGGCTACCTCTTCTTGAGTGGATTCTGTATTTGACTCTGTGTTACTTGAGTCTTTCAAAGAACTGTCTTTATCGGCTTCTTGAGCCTTAGTAGCTTCCGTAGATTGCTCTACTTCCGCTTTAATTTCTTCTTGTTTTGGCGCTTCTTCTTTTGAGTGAAGCTGCTTTAATAGCGATGCTTTTTGCTCGTTATCCATCTTTTTTCTTTAATTAAACTTGGTTACAAAAATAATCACTATATTTGTAGGGTTTTATCATATATACACATAAGCCATTGAAAGACGTAGACAACAACCCAGACCAACTAGAATTAGATTTAAGGATTGCAAAGAAGTTTGTGGGACGTGGAATTAAGTTCTTAAGAGAGAAACACGGAATCACACAGCAGAACCTTGAGTGGTATTCGGGCGTTCAACAAAACATCATATCAACAATGGAAAGCGGTAAACAAGACTTTAAAATAGAGTACTTGGTTAGAATCGCTGCTGCGTTTAACCTAAACCTTGTTACCTTTTTTGAGGTTTGCTTAACCGTGCCTCGTTAAATTTTTGGTTGAGAATTAGCCGCGACTCTTCTTTGAGCGTCGTCTTGAGGTTGCGGTACTACTCTAGGGGTTGGTGCTTTTGGAGAACCTTTACCTCCTTGCTTAGGGCTTGACGGAGTAGAAATATCTAGCGACCCGTCAGCGTCTTTGGAGCTTTCGTTGATTAACTCAATGTCTATTTCTCCTTTTATTACCTCTAGTCCTTTTTTCTCAAAGTACTCAGACTTCATTAAGTTGTTTCTCAATAAGTATTCTATCTCTAGCTTTCTTATTTCTTCGTCTGTTTTAGCCCTGAGTGTTTTTCGTTTTTCCTCCTCGGAAGTAATAGCCGCTTGTGATTGTACCTGAGCGTTTTGCTGTTGAAGCATCATTGACTCCTCTTGGGCTTGCTTTCTGAACTTCTTCATTAGGTGTTGCATCACCCTTTCTGCAACTTTTATACTTTGAGCGGCAACCCTTCTTACGACCATAGCCATGTCAATAGATATTTGGTTGCGGTCAAGGGCTATTCCTAAATCTCTTTCGAGTTGTTCTTTTTCTAGGTCAGTTGGGCGGTACTGTATTTTTACGCCGATTTCTGCCATTGTTAACTCTTTGGTTAACTTAATCATTTCAACGCGCTCCTTACCAATAGCTTTAGCGTAAGCTTTGTCCATGCCAACAGACATATTGATAGATTCTCTTACCATTAAAACAACGTTCTCTGCCGTTGCCTCAATTAACTTAGTGTAAGCTTCTGTAAGGTGTCTGATGGAGTTTTGGTGAGCTTTCTCCTTTATCTTTTCTATACCAACCGCAGCGTCCTTATCAATAGAGGTGGTTTGGTTAAACCCTGTTATCTCGTAAAGCTTACGCAAACCATAGTCGTACATCTGCTGAAGTAGAAGTACGTTTTCTGGAATACCGTTCACAAGCTCTCTGATTGGTTTTGGGTCGTTGATAGGTGCGCCGTCTTCTGTTTTTAACGAGTAGTAAATAGTACCTACCTCGTCAAACATCTTTTGAGCTTCCATCTCGTCGTACCCGTCATACGACTCTCCTGCTGCTTGAATAGCGTCAACGTTAATGGCAATACCCATAGGACGAGACTCGTTAACAAGTTGCTGTCTTTTTAAGTCGAGAATCATCATCATCTCCGCAATAGGGCGCATTTGCTCTACTTTGGACTTAGTTACCATGTCAAGAATATCTGGGGCAACCACTCGGTAAGGGCACTCAACCTTTGACTCGTAAAGACCATCTATCTTTTTACGGAGTAAGTTTTTTGCCATTCCGTAATCATAAACCATGTCCGTGTCTATAATCCACTTTCCTTTGTAAATAGTCTCTACGGTTTTTTCGACTACCTCTGAAACATTTCTTTTGTTTTCCTTGGTGTAGCTTTCGTCTACCATGTCAAAGAAAAACGAGTCTCCTTTTAATTTCTTTCTCCACTTGAATTTATCTGAGCTTCTGAAAATAAAGTCAAGAACCAAGACTTTCATATCTTGTATGTCACTCCAACTAACCTGAGACCTCCAAGAGTCGTACTTTCCCATGCCCCAATTTCTGTTACCCATTTCTCCTTGGTAAGCGTGGGCGGCTCTGTAAAGCTCTTCTTTGTCAACCTCTCCGTTGGTTTGAATCATTACCTCGGAAATCTCTAGTTCCTGCACTTCTCCAAAGTACCTCCAATCGGAAGCATCTTCTTCTGTGAAGTAAGAGTAAATAAAGTTTGGAATATGAACGGCTCTAATTGTTGGGTTTGCAAATTGGTCGTACTCTGTTTTAGAGGCGGCAATTTGGTTTGTCATTAAGTTAAAGGCGTATTTTCTTCGCGTCCAATAATCTCTGTTGTTTTGAAACACTTGACCCAAAGCGGCTTCGTAAGCCTCTTCAAACGGGGCTTTGTAGTTTAGCTCCATGTCTATTTCAATCTCTTCAATAGAGTCGGGGGTTTTCTCCATTTGCTCCTCAGGCATTAACATAATGCCGTTTTGAGCAAAGTCAGCAGCTTCCTTTTTTAAGCGAAGTTCACCTTTTCTTTTTGCTAGTTCTTTGTCGTACTCTCCCTTGCTTGTCAGGTCTAAAGCCTCACAAAGTAAGTCGTAGTCCCTAGAGGTTGTTCTGTTTACAAAGTCGTTAACAAGGGTTACAATAGGGTTGGCTACGTTCCAATTTATGTTTGCGTAAGATTCATCTCCTGTTGAAACGCAAGAGTGAAGGTAGGTGATGTCTTCTTGGCCTGTTGCCCAATTTATGTTTTCTATCTTACGAAGCCTGTCTTCGGAAGAGTGATAGCTGTCACCTTGATACTGTTCGTACCAAATGGCTTTAGCGTAATCTAAAATATATTTCTTGCTTTTCTTATCTGACTTAGACGCAAGTAAATCGGGGAAACTAAACATTGCCTTTTTTTGCTCTATTGCAAAGGTAGGTAATTAATATAATGGTGGTTATTATGTGTTATCCGCTTTGTCTTGAGCCATCGAAGCAATGGCTAATACCATAACCATATCATCGTACTTATCTACTAATTTGTACTTTTCTTTTATCTGTTTAGCTATCTCAAACTTTCGGTTTTGCAGGCACTTTTTATAAACTATATTAGCTTTCAAATTACTATCATACCCTACAAACTCTTGCAATAAACCAATATAAGGTACAAACTTAACCTTAGTTCTTTCTTCGTTTTGCCCAAATAAAATTACCTTTTACCACCTTTATTTTTCCATTGTTTATAGCGCTTTTATCTTTGTAGTTTTCGCCCATCATTATAGTTGTTTTAAAGGGTTAATGTAGTATTTATACGCCCTCACCTTGGAATACTAGAAGTTATGTGTTGATTTGACTTTAAAGGTGTGTTTGCTCTTCTCGCTCTTGTTTGGCTTCCGCAGTCATCACACCTGTAAGCGTCGTAAGTATTTACCGTTGTTGCGTACTCACCAATAACAGACAAGTGGTTTCCACCGCAAGAAGGACACGTTTGGTCAAAGTTGTTTTCAATGAAAAGACCTAAGTTTGGATGTGGTTGAATAAACGGTCTAAGCTCAAGGTAAACCCTTTCCAAAAGCTCAACATCAACATCACAGTAGCTTTGCATACGCTCCATCGCTCCTTCGTCTCCGTCCTCTACTTTATCCCAAAGTCCTTTTTCTGTTTCTAACTTTCTACCGACTCCTAAATACTCACCCAAATAGTCTAATCTGTTTGACGGAATCTTAAATTGCTTTCTTGCATGTAAAAGAGTATCTATTGTTTGGTAAGGTGAGGGTAGGTACATACCGTTCTTTAAAAACCTTGTTTGGGCTATCTTTCTGTCAAATTTATTTAAGTTGTGGGCAATTACTACATCAGCCTCGTCCATCATGTTCCAAAGAGCTTGAGCAATCCTTTTGTCGTCACCCTTTTTCACCTCTTTCTTAGAACACTTAGCGTTGTAAATCTCATCTTCAAACAACCACTTTGCGCTCCAACACAAAATATACCAAGGCTTTATTATGTCGTCGGGTCTTAGGTTTTGATTCCAAGGGCTGAAAACTCTTGTTTGGTATTCCGTGTGAGATGTCTCTATGTCGAATATAAGCACCTTAGCGCCCTTTACATCTCGTAAGCCTCGGCTATCTATTAATCTACGAGCGTAAGTTCTTAAGAGGTCTACATCTTTTGTAGTCTTTTCTTCCCCAAGAATAGTTTTTGCTATTTTGATGAAGTTTTTCTCGTTATGCTTGTAATGCTCAAGTATTAACTTGTCATATTTCGCCCATTGTGAAGCCATGTTTGTTCTTTATTAAATTATAGTATCCCTCGTCCAAATCTTGTACTCGGCTTAAATTCTCTTTGTAGTCAAACATCTTTTCCACTCCCTCTAGTTGGTTTTCGTAAATCCTGTGGCAAGTTCGGCAGTGCAATGTGAGATTTGTGCTTTCGCTTTCTAAGGACTTGTTGTAACCTATTGGTACTAGGTGAGAAATATCTATGCGTCCACTTGAAGTTCCACATCCACGACAGAATAAGTAACCCCACTCGTCTAAAAAATCCTCCAAAAATTCCGCTTTCGCTTTTGATACGCTTCGGTTTGATTTCGATTGTTTTTTACTTACCCTTTTCACGGTCTAACAAAAAAGACTCTAAACTTCCTTCTGCCGCTTTTTCAACGTAGGACTTTTCGGTGCTAAAGAAAACTTTCTCTAACTTCTCTAGGTGGGTTATGTGGTCGGGAAGGTCTTTTAAAAGTGATTTGCCTCTGTCCCAAGTTTTATCGTCCTTGTCAGATAGACTTGTGGTGCTTGCTAGTTGGTTTTTGTTTAAGTACTCAACCATCCCGTCCACTTGTTTTTTTAAAGCTGTGTAAGCTCTTATTTTAGACGACTCGCTTGTTAAAACAAAGATAATCTCTAGTAACTCTTCTTTGGATAAGTTCTTGTATTGCTTCATCGTTAGTCGCAAATATAGTAAATATCTTCTTTCTCAACACCAACAAACGGCATTTTTTTAAACTCAAACGTATTTGACTCTATTTTGTGGTAAAGAATCTTCCTTTCGCCCCACTTTCCGCGCCCCGTTAAAACACGTCTTTTCTCAACTAACACTCCGTTTCTTTCAGCAAAGTCTTCGTCGCTTCTATCGTCATCAGGTTCTACAATCGCAAAGTTCCCGTAAGGTACTAGCTCATCGTTGTGGATTGATGCCACAATATTCTCGTCTTGAACAGCAATCATTTCTTTGTGGTCTTTATCTTCAAAGTCGTAGTCCGCTCCCTCTACTATGATTATGTGCGTACCTACGCCGAACTTGTTTGACATAACTACCCTGTACTCGTTTTCAAGTGTGTCGGGCTTTGGTTTTAGAAAGATACTGCCTACCTTGTAATTCTCCTCTGGCTCTTCGATTCGCTCAACAATGGTAACGTTTCCAAGGGGTCTGTCTGTTGTACAAAGAAGTATTTGTGAGAGGTCGTGTTGCCCTTCGGCAAACCCACTGTCTATGCAATAGTAAACCTTGCCGTCTTTTTCAATTCGAGAATCAAAGTTTTTAGCGAGGTGGGAAAAGTAAACTATTTCTCCTTTTTTTATTTTCAGCTTGGCATTCTTTGGTTTTTCAACCAACTTGCCGTAGTGAATCATGTTGTCGTGCTCTGAGCCGAACTTTGCTTCAAAGTACAGGTCTCCTCTTTTAAACGCATCCTTTTCAGGAACTTCAAAAATGTATCTATTGTAACTTATCAAAATACTCTATCTTAGAAATTTCCCTCAAAGATAGGTCAAACCATTTATATACAGCCCCAGTTTCTACATCTTTTACAATAATAGATAACATTATCACCTCATCCGAGGTGTGATACATTAGGGTGTGGAATGCTTCTATTGCGACAACTTTAACTTTTCCTTTTCGTTGAAAGCCTCCAACAAGGTAAGTCATGCCGTCTTTTACGTCACCAACAGTAACTTTTCTGATATTTTCAAAAGAAGGGAACTCCAAGGTTTACTCAGCTTCTTTAGTCTCTACATAAGAGCCTTTAAAAGAATCTTTGGACTCAACAGTAAATGAACCGTCTGGGTGCTTTAAAAGAAAGTCTCCTGCGTAAGCTACTGATTTGCTTCCGTTAGGTGCTGTAACGCTTAGTCGAGGTGTTTTTCCTGCTAGGTCAACTTGAATGTTTGAGGCTACTTTAGCCTTTGTTTTGACAAGGTTTTTAAGCCCGCTCTTTGAGAGCTGTGTGGCTTGAACGTCTTCTTGTGATAGTTTTGCGTAACTCTTAAATTCCATCTTTTTGCTAATTTTAAACAAAGGTATATAATTAAGTAGTAGGTGGTTATTTGGGGTAATAACCATTTATAACTCCGTTATTGTGAACTAAAGGTGAGCATATAAGTAGTTATCACTTGTATCTGTTTAGTCAGGTTTAAACTGACAATTCGGCTACGTTTCATATACAAACCGTTAGGCATAATACTAAACACATTCATCTAAAATTTCAGATAAAGTTTCAGCAGCATACCTTTCGCCATCTATGGTAAAATAGATGTCCGTTCCTATGAACCTATCCTCCCCATTATAGCTATCTAATTCGTCTTTACCAAAATCATATTTATTAATCAACTCTTTCAATTCTTTTTTAAATGCTTCTACTTTGTTTCTTTTATCTAAATCATTCATAATCCGTACTGTGCCTAAAAACGTGTATACCACATTGCTCACTTTTGTAATCACCTAATAACTTTCGTAAATGTGATTCGTAAGTTCCGTCATGTAAGTTCATTGCCCAAAAATCAACTGCAAGATTTTTTGCTTTGGTGATAAATTATTCTTTTGTCATATCGCAAACATAATAATTTTCTGCGACTTCTGTAAAAGGGTGCACTGATTTATTTTTTTGGTAGGGAATCTGTGGTTGTTTACTCTGTAGTTGTTATCAACCAAAACACTGCTTAAAGATAGGAAATATCGGAGACAGCAATAGAGAAAAAGCCACTTAAATAAAAGAACGCGCAAGCGCACGTGTGCGCGAGGTGAACCCAATTACTTAAGTGTGACTTTACCCTGCTTGTCGATGAGGTTTCACCGTGTGACAGTTACTTTTTGATTAGGCACGCCACTAACTCGCCCACTGAGAACTTTTAACTCAGGACTGCAAAGGTAATAAAAAAATTGATTAAAAGCAAATGGCTTTAAAAAAATATTTATATTTACTGTATGTACACTTGGCAGCAGGAGGATTATGACTACGGCAAATTAGACAGAGGTAAGCTAGAGTATGACTTTTTGAGCATATTCAAGAGGCGTAGAAGCCTTACTCAGGCAGAGTTTGATATAATTGGAATCGAACCCTGTAGGTCGTTTAAGCGCGACGTGAAGATTGAAAGCCTGTCAAACAAACAACTAATGCTGTTTATTGAGGGCGTTGACGAGGTTAAGAAGTTTAGGAAAAAGCACAAGAGGGTCGCTAGGTCGCCCCGAAGAAAAAAGAAAGTTAAGGGGACTCCAAAGAAGCTATCCCCGAAGAAAAAAGAAACAGCCCACAAGGAGAAATACTATAAGTACTTGTCTAGTGACCAATGGAAGTTAATGAGGTTTGGTTTATTTTACCTTAGAGGCGAAAAGTGCGAGAGGTGCGGTAAAACCAAAAACCTTCAGATACACCACAATACCTACAACAATGTGTTCAGCGAAAAGATTAAAGACTTAGAAATACTCTGCGGTGGTTGTCACAAAAAAGAACATGATTTGTGATTTAAAACAAAAAACTTCTTGGTGGTTAATATTTTTTACTTATGTTTGCACTTTAACAATTATAAATTTTAACCGATTGTTAGGAGTTTTCGCAAAGGGCAAGAAGAAGGAGGGAAGTTAGAAGTCCTCCTTCTTTGTTTTAAAACACAAAAATGCTAAGACAGCTTAAAAAAGACTTTGACGGCAAAGGAGAGGTAAAGGGTTATCACTTCAAACAAATTGCTAAATCACGCTACGGGTACATCTACCTTGTAACGGGAGGCACTGAACCAAGGTACGAGGTTTTTGAACACAAAGTAAACGCTCGTAGAAGTATTGTCCGTTACCCCAACGCCAACGCCTTTGGTAAGTGGGCTTTTACCGAGTTTGATTTACCAAGTGCTAAAAAAAGGTTGAAAACATTGTCAGAAAAAGCGCTTTTGCGTAAGAAAAAATAACTACTATTGCCCAATGACCGAATATGATTTACTAAGGTATCAAGACGACTACGATAAAAAGTATCGTGGAGTCACACAAGTAAGAACCCTTGTGGATGCTATTTTTGACGTGTCTAACCAAAAGGAGCTTATTAAAGTTCACGACCTTTACCACAAGCCACTACCACCCCAACCATCAAGGTTTAAAGAAAGAATAATAATGTTCTTTAACAACCCTGATATTTTGGACGTTGTTACAGTGGACGCTAACGTGTTCAAGATTTACGGAACACTACTACCCCAGCCCGAAAACGTTGCGCGGTTTGTAGAGTACTGTGACGCCTTTGAGTACAAACTATTTTGGGACAAGGACATCTATAACTCTTATTTTTATGTTTAGCGAATTACAAGACAAAGTACACGGTATTGCTCACTGGTACTCAACCGAAGGCAAGAACCCAGAGATTGACCCTAATATGCTAGTTAGGGCTGAGGTAACACTTACTTCTTTAATAGCCACTATTGCCCATCAAGAGGTTGTTGCGAAGCGTCAAGCCACGCAAACCAAGCTAGACTACGAGTTTGAACATTACACAACAGTGGGAAGGGTTAAAAAAGAACTAGAGTGTTCTAACGCTGAGGCTGAAAGGACGTCTGAACTTCAGACCTTTGCTATGAAGCGAAAGTACAAAGAGGCAGAAGACGACCACCACGCTTGGAAACAACTTTATATGTCTTCAAAGTTAATGTGGGAGAACTTCCGTTCACACCTTTCGTTTATTAAAAACCAACTAGGGAATGAGTAA